CACCTCTTCTGTCTTGAAGATAGTGCCGTTAGCACTGATGTTCCAGTTTTGCCCACTGTGAAAAATCAAGTTATACACATCGGCACCAGTAACCTCTATGCTGGTACCATCCTCCATGTCCAAGTGCATGACATGCTCAACATCCTTGTTGATCATCAGCTCGTATTCGTTAGTTGCAAATTTGCCCAACCATGCATCTGCAAAACTCTTTTTCTCAATATTAACTTTCTCACTGATGTATTCTTCAGTGTACGTGGGTCTCAACTGGCCCACAATAGTTTCTGGTCCCATGTTAAGTGCACGAATAACTGACGGGTACAGACTGTTTAAGTCCATTGACCCCACCCATTCATGGTATCCTTTTTTAGGGAAAGCCACATAAGCACCTGCCGCCTTGCCATCTTTCTCACCTTGTACTCGATCAGGAACAACCATGTTACGGCGGTGTGCTTCGTTAATGATAGCTTGTTCTGTTGTAGCAACAGCACCCATTGTTGTGGGCAACAACACAGTGTTATCATGTGCAATAGTGTTAGCCAAATCAATAAACTGTAGCTTTTTATCCAGCTTGTCCAACAACATAACGTCCTGAATGTTGTACTCTAAAAACTTCTCAAAGTCATGGTTATACAGTTTATCCAGTGAGCCCTCATAAGCGACCTTCTTTTCGCCCACTTCCATTTCGCCAATGTAATCCAGTCTATAACTGTGACGTTCCTCATAGTTATACTGTCTGTACAATTGCATATAGTCCAAGTGTACACGACCCACTAGATCATAAGTTTGGTTCTCTTTTCCATAATTTTCGTAAATGCGTTCCTTGGGCAACTGGTCCCACAGACACAACTTACGTGTTTCACTTCTGCCCAAAACTTTAATGATGCGGTTTGTTGTGTACGGAATATCGTAACCTTCACTGTTCCAACCGCTCAGTATATCAGCATCTTCAATGACTTGAAGAAACGTCTGTAACATTTCCTTTTCTGTTTTAAACAGCATTACTTCTGGCATGTGCGCAGTGACACTCTGTGCTTGATCCCAGGTTAGTGTCTTGGGCGGCACAGCCAAACACACCATGGCATCCATCCACTGTAAGTATACACCTATAGATGTGATTTCCATGAATGCATCTTCAGGCGAACTATAACCACGCTCAGGGTCAAAGTCCACCTCAATATCGAAAAATGCTGTTTGCAGTTTGGGTACTTCTGTGTTCTGATAGTGCCGTTCCAGCACTTTGTTTAGCGGACGTATATCACTTTCGAATAGTCCTGAATGTTTGTATAGTGCCACATTCTTGCGGAACTCCTTGCTGTTTTTACACCAGATTTCACAAACAGGATCGCCATAGATGCTGCGGTGTTTGCCTCTGGGGTCTTTAACAAAGAAGTTATAAATGGGTTTATGGTCAACGAGTATGCGCTTACCGTCAACTCGCTCCACAACTTTGACTAAGTCGTGTTTCTTATCGTAGAATGCATCTACGTAGCTCATATAGTTTATCTCCAAGCACCATTTGAGGCTGATGCAATACCAATGTTATTAATAATTATACAGAATTGTGCGCATAAGAGTGCTAAACTGGCACACTTTTATGCGCATAAAAATGTTAAAGGGTGCGGCCAACTGTTTCCAGAATGGTTTCCAGTTCGTCGAACTTGTCGTACTCGTCCTGGAAGCTGGCTTTGTGAGCAATTTTAATCGCTTTGTTCAGTACTGCTGGCTTAAGATCCATCTCTTCAGCAATAGCTTTGACAGTTTCACGCAGTCCTTCTTTGAGAGTTTCCATCTCGTAAGTTACTTGACAGCCTTCGTCAATCAGACGCTTTAGGCGTGCCTGTTCCTCGCCATTAAATGAACGGTTAAATGCCATGGGGTTCTTCCTCTGTGTTGTTGTGTGTATATATTATATATGTGAATGGATAGAAGTCAATCTGGTAATCTGGTTAAATTTCCAAACTTGACTCAAACTCAAAATCAAACTCAAATGCTTCTGCAAGCTCATCCGAAATAACCTCGCCTTCATCCATATCTACATTTTCGGTTAGAACGATTTCGTAGATATGTACGCCCTGCTCTCCTTCGTAAACCAGAACAGTTGCTTCCACATCTTCACCGTCTTCGCTGTGAGCTACAACCACTTTGGGCGAGACCACACTTTGTACGATGTCATAGTATTCAGCTACATCCTGATTATCGAGCTCTTGCTCTGTGATCAGTCTGCAGAAGTATTTGATAAATTGCATTGTTTACTTACCTTTGCTCCAAGCCTGTGAACCAAAAAATGCAGCAACAATACCAGCAACAGATACAAAATATGTCGCCGCCATGTCGCCCAGTATTTTACTCGCCCCTTCCAGACCTGCTAGTTCTGCGATTACAACCGCAAATGGATATAGCAATAACCCGCCCAGTGCGAACCACGTCATACTACGTTGTGCATCACGCATAGCATCTTCATCTTCTAAACGCTTGCGCTTAAACTCTAGGTACATTGCACGCTCTTCTGCATCAACAACTCCGTCGCCGTTAACGTCAGCCTCATGAAACGAGTTCTGCTTGTTTTCTTCGTCTGCCATGTGTCTCTCCTCCTACCAGCCTACACTGATATTTATCGGAATTCGGCAAACTAAAAAATCTATAAATCGTCCTGTTCATCATCAACATGATCAACGTAATCAGGGAAACTAACTTCATTAATTTCTTTGTCCCATAATTCGTATTCATCCTGATCTTTAGCGTAATTGGGTACTGGCAATGGTTGCTGGTTATTGTACAATTCTTGCTTGCCATACTGGTATTTCATTGCTGGTGCGCAACTAAACTGCTCTCCTACAGCCATGTAAACATTGTTGAAGTAGAACGGTTTAATTACACGGTCACCATTGGTCCAACCTTTTTCCATGTGTATATAACCGTTCTGTGCCAACCAGTTTCGTGTGTCACGAAAGTAGGGATGATCTTCCGTACCCATTATACTGATACTTTTTCCGTTCCCCTGGATAACACTGTGCCCGGTTATACAACTGGCGAGGTAATCAGGATTGACAAAAACATATGGAGGGCAGTCAAGATCCAGCTCCAGCTGAAACATTGCACCATCCTGACGAGCGAGGTCCAATAATAATGATGCAGGCACAGTACCAAACATTACTTTGCTCCGTTAATTTTTGCACCATTAAACATGGCAGTCAAACAAAAAGAAGCCAACCAGGTCATAAATGTGAACGGGATATCTGTTCCAAACAGTGTGTTTATTGCCCAAATAGGCACCAACGGGATCGCCGCTATGAGCACAATGGATCCCAATAACGCTCCCACCCAATATGATGTAGTTTTTTCTTGCTCAGGTAATTTCATAATCTAATCCCAAAGTGAATCATAGTATTTTCCAAAAAGTTTGAAGCCGTTTGAAATACGATCTTGATAGGCTTTGTAGCCCTCCATATCAATTTCAAATGTATCATTCGGTCCTTTACGCCATTCATACAGCGCAGCGTCTTCTTCGGGTACTTCATTGCCATCTTTATCGACAGGTACTGTGATGCGATCATGTTCACCCGAATAAAACTGATCCTGCCAATCATCTGATCGCTTGCTTTCAAACGCAAAGATCATCTCATCCATAACCCAATCCCAACGCTCAAAGTGTTTAGGGTCAGTTTCTCCGTTGCGTTGATAGTTTTTTTGCTGAGCAGTTGTAGGCCACAGTTCAGTTGGTACATCCCCCAAATCAACATAAGGTGCACCGTGTTTGGTAGCTTTGAGTTGGATTAGCATGGGCACAACTATCTCAGCCAATGTGTGATCCATGCTCCAAGTATCCCAAGGATCAATGCGTACACTGACTTTCTGTTGTCCGCGATCAAACCACAGCCGATTGATGATGTTGTAGAAGTCTTGCAGACGGTCGTCCCACCATTCTAACCCACGCTCAAAGCCAGTGCGCTGTGCGGGCCAATCAGCAAAACCGTGCTTGTTGTTCATGTAATCTCTGAACACGCTGCTGGTCAGTCTACTCGGATACTTTCCAATATTGACTTTCATTTACAGTCTC